ACCTGTAGCTCTTACTGAACCCATGTGTGTGATTCTATCAATAGCATCAACCTTTGTTTGTATACATTTCATAATGCCCTCTAGGTTTTGACCACTAGGTTGTATTATATAAGGTTTTAAAGCTGAATCTAAATCTTCTGGTATTTCTATAATAGCTCCTGCACCTGCACTAGCTTCTACATTAGGTGTTTTAACTAAACTAGGGTGATTAGCTAATCTAATTAATTGTTCTTTTTCTGAATAATCATTATAAATAGATTGCTGTAAATAAGCTACATCAGCAAGGTCACTTATACCAATAGGTCTTTTAGCTCCTCTTAGATTATATACATTAACTGCAGGAATAACCCCTATAGCATTTGGTACTTCCTCAATAAGTTTAGGCTCTTTGTCTGTATATTCTTCTGTGTAGTCCTCAAACTCATATGTTGATATAGTTTCTTCTGTAAAAACTTTAATGATAGCTCTTTGTGAATTTATATCCTCTATTACAACCAACATATCTAAATAGAATCTACCACTAGCAGACCTTTTATAGCTCCAGTTAACAATGTTCTCTGGTGTATATATTGAAACATAAGGTCTTATATCTTGGGCTAATTCTTCGGCTCTAGTCTTAGCATTTGATTGTGGCTTATCTACTACTACCCAACAATTCCCATAAATACTAGCGTTCATTTGAACTTCTCGCATTACAGTATTAAAGTTTCTGCCATCTAGGTCAGCATCTTCTATGAATGAAGCTAATTGTGGGTCACCATCTAAATCACCATAATCCCTTGTCGGTGGTACTCTCCAAAGAAAGCTAGTATATATCTGCACAACATTCTTACAATGATTGTCTACTGGGGTATGCCTTACCCTTTGGTCATATTCTTCTGGAGTTTCTAATATGTATCTGTGAAGATAATAACCATTTTTATAATCATTACCACCTAAGTAACTGCGAATATAAAACTCCCAGTTAGATATATTTTGATGCCATAAATCATGTTTATTGTGTAGAAATTCTTTGTCCATCAACTCCACCTCTTAGGAGGGCTTGCAACAAAATTCCGTCTAAGTGGGAAATTAAACTCAACTAAATAACCAAGAGCATCATTCATGTGGTCGTATCCACTATCCTTATCTGGTATATGTGTTCCCTCTTTGTATATCTGTCTTTCTATGCTTTTAATTACATTTTTGCAAGATTTTAGAATAAACAGATTGTTTTTGCCATTCACATTTTTAAGTTTTGAATTAACTGAGTTAATCCTATCCCTCACAAGAGGTGCTGTATTTCTACATTTTACATCAAATCCTGCATTTTTCAATATACTTATGTCAGTAAATCCACCTGCACTTGTTTTTCTTTGCCTAGCACTAGGGTCTGGGTAAACTATTATCTGTTTGTTTTTGTATCTATTTCTTATTTCTTCGCACATTTCTTGGGTATTTGATGAATATATTTGTATCTCATCAACAACTATTATTGTTTCTTTAATCACATAACAGACAACAGCAGTCATTGGGTCTACGTTAAAGTCTAAACCAATATGCAAAATTGGGTATTGTTTATCAAACTTTTCTATAATATTTTTTTGCCTATTAAAATTGTAATAAATCATTCCAGAATAATTAACAAAAGTGGCTTCATATTCTTGTTGGAATGTTCTTATGTCCAAATCCTGTTTAGCCTGTTCTATCTCCTCATCACCTACTTGTCCTCCCTCTAAAGTTGTATATTTAAATGAAGCCCAATCTTTATTAGTTTCTCCTTGTTTAAATAACTCATAACTCCAATTTCCAAAACCTCTAGGGCTACCACAGAACAAAGCATGTCCTCCAGTATCTGAAAGTGTAGGTCTTAATACTTCATACCATGCTTCTTTATGGATATCTGCAAACTCATCTAAAACTATAAAATTTAACCCAACTCCTCTAAGGGATTGTTCATTATCAGCACCCCTTAAAGTAATTGTTGAATTATTTTTTAAAATTATAGTTAAATCACTATTATTAATATTTTTTACCCATTTATGCTGTATGAGTTTATCTTTTAATTCTACCCAACATATTTGTTTAGCTTGCCTATAAGTGGGAGCTACATACCAAACTTTTTGTTTTGATTTGCTTGCAAATTTAGCCAATTCATTGATAGCTAGATAAGTTTTACCAAATCTTCTGCCAGTAATTAAAACTCTAAATCTTGATTCATTATCAATAACTTCTGATTGTGGTTTTGTTAAAGGCATTAACTAGTCCAAGGCAACGGTTCTTCAAGTTGTGTTTCTTCAATCCTATCTTGTTGCCCTAATAAGTTCTTTCCTAAAAATATTTGCATAGTTACATTTCCTTTAGTTGCAGATTGCCATTGTAACTGTCTAAGCCTTATTTTTAGATTAGCTTTCCCTTTTGTAATAAATTCCGAATAACTCTTTTCTAATAAGTCTGGTGAACAACCGAAAAAGTCTGCCATTTCTATGTTGGTACACCCTAATGTAGCTAATTTAGTTAATTGTTCTGTGTCTATTTGATATTTCTTTGGTCTTGCCATTTCCTAATTTCCCTTTAGTGAGGTAATTAAGATTTAACAAATTATAAAGAATAAATCTAATAAAAAAGAAAAAGGTAGGTTTTATCCTACCCCTTTCATTCCAAATTTTAACTCTAAAGAGGAGTCACTCTTAAGAACTTTTATTATAAAATTTTTTTTTAAACTTATCAACTTTTTTTTAAACACCATTTATTGGCACTTTTACTATTGGATTTATATCAAAACCTTTTGCTTGTTTATCCTTAGCTACTATATCACTACCCCATTTTTCCTGTAATAATTTAAATTGGTCTATTTCTTTTTGTTTTGTTCGATAATTAGCACAACCACCTGTGTTAGTATGTTGTTTGACTGAATAATGATAAGCATTAAATCTTAATGTTTTTCTATATTTATTTAAAACTTGCAAACTTAAATCATAATCCTCTTTTAATGGTAAATTTACATCATACCTTAAATCAAGGTCATTAAACGCTTGAAATGGTCCAAGTATAGTATTTTTTAAACTGAACGGGGTATATTCTCTATAAGCACCTTTATCTGGAAGTAAATTTATTCCCCAGTATTTAATTCCTAAACTTTCTGCCAGGATAAAACCATTTTCACAAAATTCTTGCACCTCTGTCGCACTTAATTTCTTTGCTTTTTGATGATTCCATCTACCTATGTAAGTCATATCATCATCTAACATAACTATTTTTTTTGATTCAGCATTATCTAATATATAATTTCTTATTTTGCTTACTGAACCTTGTGCATCATTAGGAACTATCCAAATATCATGTTTATTTTCTAAATATTTATCTGCCTCAAATTCTGCAACAACATATTTACAAAAAGGTAGATACTTTTGAGTAATAGCTGTTTCAGCTCTTTTAAATGATGGTGAAAAATATAATATATCACTCATAATTAAATCTTTTCTATTTCATTTAGATAATCACTTCCATTAATAACTCTACCTATTCCTTTTGACCAAGGTTTTCCATTAGAACGTTTGGAATAAACTGATTCAACATTAAAGTGAGTTTGTGCTGTTAGCCAGTCAATATCATTATCAAAATAAAGCACTAAATAATTATGGCTTTCATCTAATTCCTCAGAAAATTTAATCTTAGGCTTAATTTCTTCATCTTCTTCTTCTAAAATTTTATTTATTTCATTTTGGTCAAACCCAGTTTCATTTAATAAATCCTCAATTTCTCCAAATTCTATTTTCAAAAACTCTAAATCCCAATCAGCTTCTTCCGTTACTCTATTATCAGCAATTCTATATGCCTTTTTCTGCCCCTCTGACAACCCTTTAGCAATATGAACTGGTACTACGTCCAAACCTAACTTTTTCCCTGCCTTGAACCTTGTATGCCCTGCTAAAATAATCATTTCTTCATCAACAACTATAGGTGTACGCCAACCAAATTGTGAAATTGAACTAGCAACTTTATCAACAGCTTGGTTTTTTCTTGGATTATTATGATAGGGTATTAATTTATCTATTTCTATTTCTTGAATATTCATAAATTCCTCTGTAATTATAATTAGGATTTTCAGCAGTTACACCAGATGGAGTCGGTCTATAATCACTCGAACTATTTTGTGACCTTTGATAAAATTCTGTATAAGGTTCATAATGAACTTTTCCTATCCTATCCAGTTCAGCAAGCTCTTCTGAAACATCTTCAAATCTTGCATTTTCTTCTCTGCTTAGAGCTTTTATTTCTTTATAAAGCAATTTTAATTCTGTGTAATTATCTCTAATTTTATTATATTTCATTTAGCCCTCGCTTTTTTTAACATTTTAAAACATAAGTTTCTGTTAAAATTATACCTATTTAACAAGTATTTATGAAAGGCTTTCATATCAGTTTTTGCCCTTATGCAAAGCTGATAACCATAATAGAACCTTTGTATATCCCTTTTAACATAAGCATCTCCTATACATTGGAAAACAGTTGTGTAACCTTTAATTAAGCTCATTGTTGTCATTTTTAACCTCACTTTTAGGATACATTTCATCATGTAAATCTTGTCTAATTAGTTCTAAATCATAAATAGCATCATTTAGACAGTCCATTTGAATAGTATCAAGCATTTTAAAATAATCTTTTGTAAATATCGTCTCTGCTTCACAAGTTTCAGAATTATAAATAATTTCTATAATTTTCATTTTTACCCCCTAAAATCTAAATATTGTTTAGCTTCTTCTTTTGTGAACTGACCCTCGCCAATAGCTCTTTCAACATCACTTGAATATCTTTGAGCATAACCTCTAATAAATGCTGTACCATTCTTGGCTTCTATAGCTTCTTTAAACATATTAACTCTATTTTTATAAGGGTCAGCAGGGCTATTATCTTTTTTCTTTTTAGGCTGTTCATCTAAATACTTTTTAGCAGATAACCAAAAGGCAGGTTGTTTAGCAAATTGTTTGTCCTCTATAGATTCATAGTAGTTTTTATACATATCAGCTAAATGTTCTGGGTTTTCTAACCATTCTGGTTCTAGTTTTAAAAAGTTTTTCTCAGCTATCCCCTTACTTACTTTATTGGGTATCTTATTCCAAAATTTATTAAAA